CATCAGTGCCAGACAAAACTTCAGCAGAGGTTGCTAGTTCAACAATACCAGCAAGAGTATCTGTTGCAGAAGGAACAATAGCCGAAGACCAGTTGGTTCCACCATCCGTAGTTGGGTTGATGTTTGTGTTGGTAGTTAAGGCCTTATAGATAGTTCCGTTACTGCCGGTTACATAACTCTTATTTGCTTGATACTCTGTAACAGCATCCCAGACCGAAATACCGTGCTGGAGAATGTGGGCAATAGCCTGATCTTGACGATTCTGTGACCAGTTCTCCCACTGAAAAGGGGGAACTTCAGCAGTCCAGCCTGTTTGAATTTTAGTGTTGCTAGGGGCTACAATAGCGCCCCCAGAAGACCACAGGTTTGTGTAGTCAGGTTTTGAAATCTCAGCCATTTATTTATTCCTTGAATTTAATTAGCAATCTACACACCCTTCAAATTCAGGGAGGGTTTTTAAATGTTCATAAGCTTGGGCAAAGGGATCTCCAGCATCTAAGGAGTATGGAGCCTCATAAGTCAGCGCATGAAATTGTTCATGTTCCCTACTTGACCGAAACCAAACACCGAAACTAACTGAAGCCTTATCCAAGGAGACGGTTGGTAATTCAACAGTCACATACGCCTGAATTACCGGTATTCCTTTGTGTACTGTATCGATACGAATAGCCATTTATTGTCTCCATTTAGAAGGCTGTGAGGGTAGCTCGCTGCCATGTATGTGTAGTGCCATCACCCAAGTAGATATATAAAAATCCGGTTGCTGCTGCCCAATCACCGGGAGCACCTGCCCCTGTAGAGCTGGCCGGAACTGTGACCTTCTGACCTAGCGGGAACCCATCAATCGCGGATGATGGTACAGAGCCACTCTTGGTGCGGGTTTTACCAAAAGTATCCCACCACATGTATTGCGTGCCAGCTTGGAAAGGCCTAGATGAAAAGTCGGAGTTAGCGGTGACGTATCCAAGGTCGGTGTTAAATCTGGCGTTGGAGTGCCATTGACCGCTAGCATTAATCTCAAGGAATTGAGTACCGTTTGCACTATCCCCATTTCGTGTCACTTCTTGGCGACCATTGGCCCGTTGGACAAAATAGGGCGTATTTTCTGCGCCAGTGATACGTGTTTGCCACAATGGATTGCTAGAGAATCGTGGACGAAGTTCTTGCAGCTGGTTAAATGTCTGATCTACACGCTTTGTTTGTGACCCGTCACTAATCCCATCTGTGGCATTTTGTGCTTCATCATCAATAAGGATGTAATCGACGGTAGCTTCTGCACCGGGAACAACGGAAACCTTCGCTGGTGTACCACTTGTAATTTTCCATCGAGTACCCTCAATTACAATACCGTGTGACTCTTGGTCGATACGGAAGATGTAAGGTTTCGCTGAGTTTGTAGCATAAACATAGGTTTCTTCGAAGCGAGCTGACTTAGTGAAATTCATCAAAATATCAGCGCCTGTTGGGTTGTTATCTCCCAATAGAAGGCCCTTGAAACTTGCAGACTCTGTGTACTTACCTGAGTCACCCAGAAGCCTAACAGCCGGACGAGTGAGAATGTATCCATTCCCATTCATGCCGCAGCCAGTCATTGCAACTTGCTCACAACGTTGTGCTGTGATTGCAGAGCCAGCGTTATCATGCATCTGCACGCCCCAGAAGGAACATGAGGAGGCAACTTGGTTTACATAGGCACCTTCGCCGTTCTTGGCCCCGGTAATAGAACCGCCGAAATATTCAAGCGTGTTGGCGAAACCAAAAACGTGTAGGTTGTGGCGACCGTTGAAAAGCAGGTCGCAACCTTGGAACATGAGTCCATCGCCGTTTGACCAATAAATACCGTCTTGCCCGTGATTTCTGACAATTACATTATTGAACTTTGGAGAGCCACGACCGAATTTCTCAGTGAACTGAAGGTTAAAGCCATCAAGCGAGAGAGTATTACCTTCACACACAAAGTCACTGAATGTTACAGATTGCATTCTTGTTGCGCTGCCGGGATAAGTGGCACGAGCACTATCACCACTCGCGTCTCCTAAGAATACAAGTGCAGTATTGTCACCCATATTTTTCAGGATGGAATTTACACCATATCCGCTGATAGACATCTTTGGTCTCAGTTGCAGCGCTTTTGCTAGTGCGATATCAGACTCAAAATTGTAGATACCTTGTCCAACAATAATCTTACTAGCACCGCTATCAAGTGCACTCTGAACATTATCAAAAAGATCATCCGTATTCGTACCCGCACGAATCGATGCATGTTTTGACCTGTCAATAAACCTATTAAGTTGAACAGGAAGACCATTAAGAATGTCACTCGTTGTCTTCAAGAACGCTGGAGCTAACGCATCTGGATAGCCAACCATATCAGAACCATCACCAGTCCCCGATCCAGCAAGGTCCACATCAACTCTGTCCTTGAGATATGCAGTACGATTCGCTAATTGCTGAGCTTGAGCATTAGAGAAGCCAGTAGTCGGAACTCCAAGGTTAAATCCAACAGGGCCACCAAGCACAGGTGTAGTAGTCTCTAGCTGAAAAATACCTGATTCATACACCGGATTTTCAATTAAATTTGTCATTTTGTTGTCCTTTGGACGAATCCTTTATAATATTTCCTAGAGCAAAGAGGCATATACACCGCCAACTATTTCGAGTCCGGGGTATGTTGGAATGGCGACATACGAAGGTGAGCCATCATAAAGAGTTGAACCATCATAATAATAAGACCAAGTGGGTGTTCCAAGTCCATAATCACTTTCTCCATAGAACAAACCATAGCCAAGCCCATATCCAAAAGTACCTGATGGTAGTAAATCTAGATCCCCATAGCCTTTAGCTCCCGGAACACCTTGGAAAGCGAATGCCTCTCCAGCTACATATGTACCGTAATTAACTCTTACGCCAATTGGCTTAGGAACAAACCTTGAAGGGTATCCACTAGAATAACTTACATAGGTGAGCATTGTCTTTTCGAAAGTACTAAGCTCTTTACCAACCAGCAGTGTGTAAGAGGCATCACCTTCTTCTGTAAGCTGGTTCTGACTACTGCCAAAAACAAATTTAATAAAGTCTAATAGTTGGTTTGGTGTGGCATTAGTACTATTCTTGATGATTTTGGCTTTAATGAAAAGACGATATTGCTCATCATTTAAAAGAGTATTACCAGCAAGAGGCTCATTTATACCTCTGTAATATCCACCAAGACCGCTATCATTCAAATCACCATAGGACTCTGCATCTGGATAACCAAGATATGCAAAATAGGTGAGAAGTGCAGTATCAATAAGCTCTCTTGGTTGACCTACAATATCACCGATGATATCTAATTGAGCACCGACAGCAGTATCAATCGAACGCTCTTGCATGAGTTGGCGAAAGACTTCTTGAAGCTCAATCTTTCCGCCAAGGAGGAGTTGGATATAACGGTCGAATATTCCGGCCCCAGATTGATCATCTGGGTTATATTTGAACTGCTCAGTTACTCGTGAGCGGGCAACAGCGAGGTAATCTTCTATATTGAAAACGTTAATCTCTGACATAGAAGATCCCTTAAGTGATGACGATATTTACGGCACTAAGACTAGCGATAGCATCGAAATTGATAGGAATATTCACAACACCAATAGGACTTGGGGATGTTCCGACAGTCAAGCTATTTACTTGATGTCCGGGCACGCTGTTGATTGGCGTGTATAGACGACTATAAATTACATCATCACCAGTGCCAAAGTTAGCTTGGAAGTAGGCAATCAAATTACTGCGGATCAAGTCATTACCGTTCGCTGGGAAATTCACGTCTGTGGTGATGTCCATGTTGATGTAAATAACAACAGGATTAGGACGTGAAAAACTTACAGTGTGTGTTCCGCCTTGATTATCTGTAACACTTACACTTGTGTTCCCATAGCTCAGAATACCAGTTGGTTTATTTTCCCAAATAGCATTACCAATAGCTTGACTCAATCCACCAGAAACAATTGGAAGAAAGCTATGAGCTGGAACACCATTACCATCTACAACACTTGTATCATTCTCATAGATAGTTACTTCAGTAACATTATCCAAATTGATGAGTGCCGAATAGATAGCATCATATGTATTGGTTGCTTTATCAAACTTACCATTACGGAAGCGGAGACGTAACTCCTCATCTGTTTCTCTCTCAGTGCCGGGAGTTGCAGCAACAGGGTTTATTACACTGTCCCAGCCAAGCATTGGGGTGAGGATGGTATCAATAGTATTTGCAGGTTGTTCAATAGGCCCAGAGTTGATAGCTACCACTTCACCAACAGTTCTTACTTTGTTAATACCGAGATTTACAGAAGTGGTGAAGTTCAGAGTACTGAAGATATCATTGCTATCAATTACTAGCGTGGTGCCAACAACAGACGATGTAAGTGTTGGATGTCCACCAGCAATAACACTTTGTAGGCCACTCAGAATCTCAGCAACGGTAGCAGTACCATCTGAAGTAAATGTGATGGTGTTAGTGCTGATTGTATCGGAATAATTGATGGTGTAAGCTGTGCTATTCTGTAAGGTGACTACGGAGACGGTGATGCCACTAGCGTTGCTCGCAGCTAGAGAAATAGCGCCAACTGTAGTGAATTGATCCCCAGTTGTAGAGCTACTTACAGTTTGTCCAACAGGAATCAGTGTGTTAGTGTCACCAGCAACAAGAATAGAAGAAGTGGTGAAGGTTTGTTCTTTACGTGTCAAGCCTGCATAAGCTACAAGGTTATCAAGAGCAATACCTGCTGCAGAGTTTGGGTCAAAGGCTGCATAGACTTCTTGGGCAGCTTCCCATAGGTCGGCTTCACTTGGTGCGGCAAGTGAGATTAGACGACCAAGGGCGGAGGAATCATCCGTTGAGACGATATCACCGGGAGCAACAAGGTCCTGAAATAACTGGACAGCTAAAGCGCGATCATCAGCCAGAATCTCAGCTAATCTTTTTATTACAAATCCGGCATTTGTTACGCCTGCCATATTCTATTCCTTAAATTACGGGTGAGATTAGGATAGGTGCTGTCACTTCACCGGATAAAACCTTGACTTGAAATTTCAAGGAGTATTGCCTATTAATCAGTGTGGAAGAAAAGGAAACAATTTCTTTAACTCCACGCTCTAATAGAATTTGTTGTTGTAGAATTCTGTCTACACGAGCCTTGCTTGGCTTCAAACCCAATATCTCCTGCCAATAAGGTACACCGTAGTTGATATCCATGAACCATTCGGACTTGAACGAAAGTAATCTTATCTTTAATCTTTGTGCAACTGTTTGGGTAAATGGTTGCGTAGTAAACTCTTTTGTCAACGGACCATTATTCCAAACCACATCGTGAGTAACTTCATCCAAAAGTATATCCATGAACACCTCTTATGGATTAGAAGGGCCGGGGCCGGGAATATGATCATGTGTGCTGAAGATAACACCGTTGAAGGTTTGAACACCTGTGCCAGTATAATTACCAGTGTGATTAATATTTCCAACCCACGTTGTATCATCAACATCTACAATCATTGCCGGTGAAGTTAGTTGAATACTAGTTGTTGCATTCACAATAGCTTCTGAGCAATTAATAGTTACAGGTTGTTGACTTGTATTAATCTCAATACTACCATCAGCTTTGATTCTTACTTCAGCCTCATTACCACCTAGATTTGAGAACATAACAGTATCGTTGATGTCATGGCTGAAGACATGTTTGACCGGAGAGTTAACCGAGATTCCGGGAGGCTGAAGCCCCGGATAAAACATAGCATCTCCTTTGTCCATAACAGCAAAGTTCAATGGACTTGCAGCACGACCATTACCACCTTTCCAACCATCCAGATTTCTCATAGAGAAAATAGCTACACCAGTTGTCCCTACTTTAATAGGAAAGGTCATCCCCGCTGTATCACTCACCGGAAAAGAAACTGGTACACCAAGAATGGGTGGTCGTTCTACTACAGAACCATCTCTGCTTTTATTATTGATCGTAGGCTGAATACTAACCATATTAGGCCCATCAACTGAAACAACAATACAAGGAATGGCTGTATACTGATTAGCAATCTGTGCATCAAAAGAAGCTGTGACTAACTCTTGGAGGGAACTTTCTCTTGCCATTACAATTTACTCACTTTCTCAAGAGCAGATGCTTGAACTTCTGTATACCAAGGAGTGTCACGATATCCGCCGTTGTGACGAAGAGAATCAATCTTGTACCAACCGTTAATCAATGTATCTTCAATCTTGATAATTGATCCAGCAATCAATTCTGGATTCAACAAGACTTTAAACTGAACGCCTTGCTTCTTAACTTTATCTTTCTTGGACCTGCGTTTATCACCCGCAATCCGATACACGTTGTCAATCAGTCCGGTGTATCGTGAAATTACGAAAGCTTGGTTGAAGTTCTCAGAGATTGCTCTATCACTATTATGGATATAGAGTACTCCATCATCAATTTGCCAATCAAGTCCGTACTTAGCTGAAAGCTCGTTGAGCATATCTTTTGGACTACCAATCAGTGGATAACCATATAAAATTGGAATATCTAGGTTGGTTCCGTTATAAACCCCACGACTTACACCCGGAATAGCTTTACGGATATCTTCAGCAACATCTTTGACGGTTCTTCCCGGAGGGGTAATACTACTCAACATCTCATGGGTAATTTCTTTATATCGTTCACCCATCTGAATCTGAGTAATACGATCAGTGCCGCTTTTGCGAGTTGTTACGTTTGTAACTTGATCGGCAAATACTCGCTTCAGTCCAGTTTGAGCCCAACCAACACTGAAGGATGCAGCAGGATAATCAGTATCTAGAAGTTTCAGAGATTCTGTACTAAGATTGTAAATCTCAATAGCTGCTGAGTTTGTACGCTGCTTATTATTGGCTGCTTTAGTGATATCAAACGTAATCTGAAGATTGTTGATCAGTAGACCTTTATTATCTTTGTAATCACCTATAATCAGTTCGTAAATTCTGTCTTTTTGTACAAAATTATTTGTTGCCAATTCAAACCTCCTGTGCTAAGATGGTTCCTCTTAAACATAATCAGAGGTGTTAAATGGAAGATATAAAAAGTTCTAAAGGTCGTTGGTTAAGAAGGTCGCGTGATTCTTCGGGAGCTTATCCCCAAACAAGATCATCTATACTATGGTCTAACTTAAATCAAAGGCTCAAAGCATTACAGCCTAGAGATGAAACTTATGCAGCCTGTATAAACCAGTTCTCAGATTTTCAAAATTTTGCAGAGTGGTGTCAGACACAAGCAAACTACACTTCTGTGGATAATAAGGGGAATTATTATCAATTGGATAAAGATATCTTAGTACCCGGAAATAAAATCTATGGTCCTGATACTTGCTGTTTTATTCCAGCCGCACTAAATAAGTTGTTCTCAAGAGGCAACAACAAAACTAATAAGTATTTATTAGGGACTTGTCTAGAACCCAAATCTGGAAAATTTGTAGCTCATGTAACGGGGCTAAGTGAGCTTAAGTCAGGCTATATCGGTATTTATAAAGATGAGATGGACGCTCACAGGGCATGGCAGCTTGGCAAAATAGAAGTTTTCAACCGAGCTTTAGACACTTTTGAATACCTACCTAATGAAGTCCTTTTAGGGCTTAAGAATCATATGGAACTCTTACAAAATCAATATGATAACTACGAAACAACCTCTTAAGAGGTTGTTTTCCTATACTCCGTCATCGTAAGAATAGGAGAGTGTATAATATTGAGACAACTTATCTGGAAACTGTTTATAAGGTTGAAAGATAATATCAGAAATCTCTTCCATCCAAACAAATCCTGAAAGCAAAGGTAGTGCATAGTCAAGTAGAATTGGGTAGTTGGGTGTCAGAGCAACACCACCAACAATTAGATTATCATCCGCATCCGAGAGAGAAAGGAAATATAAAGCAGACCTTTCATTGTATTCAAACTTGAGGTTATAGGAGTTACCTTCAAGAGCAACATTATATGAATACGAGGGATCATCGTACAAGGGAAGAACAACTGCTACCATCACCATCAAAGACCTCCTATATTTAAAGGTGTGCCGATACCGTAGGTTTGTTTAACAGTTTTTGAGTAGTTATTCTTTTCAGGGTCTGTATCATCCTTCTCTTCTGGCACTGGCTGAGGTGTGCTCTCAGCTTTACCTTTATTGCTGTTCGAAGGTGCTTTCTTATTCAGAGCAGCAGCAACATCTTTAGGAATCACAGTCTTCTGTAGAGCAACAAATTCTACTTGTTCAAAGCGGATATCACAATAGAGAGCAAAACCAGAATTAGCATCTTCCTTGAAAGTTACGTCTGTAATAACAAGCTTTTCTGAATCAAAAGTTGGAAGCTGCCTTACAATCACACTACCTTGGTATTCATACAGCTTCACAGTTTGAATTACACTATCGAACTGTTGGGTGATATCATTATATTTCTTACCGCTGTACACCAACCTAATCAACATGTCCCTGATGTCTTCTAGGATATTATCCCGGCTATCAGCCATGACTACTTCAGGAATTGTATCAGGGAGGAACTGTCCAATACTATTAGGCAAGAATCTAGTAAGGAGAGAGTTATCAGTTGAGTTGACAGATGTTGCGGCAGGTGCTACTTGAGCATTATAAGGAGTTTCTGTATTCTCAGGGTTTGAGATTAGAAACGTCCCTGTAGAAATATCAACGCCTGTGATAACAGCAGAGATTGTAATAACGGGGTTACTTTTTACGAAGTGGTCACTGATTAGTCCAGATCCATCCACCGGATGCTGGGTGATCTTCCCACTATAATTTTGAACATAGGTTTGGACCGCGTCAAAAAAGAGGAACCCCGAACTCTCAGGAGCTTCATCACCCCATTTAATTGCTAACGACATTCAGGATTCCTTATTAGTTATTTTTCTTCAAAATGAAGCATTGCTGTATCAATATCATTTTGGAACTGTACTTTGAAGTACTTACTGATTTCATCTGGATCACCAGACTGAAGAACCACGTTCACATCAAACTTGTTTTCGTTTACAGTGGCTTGGTTTGTACCTTGTTTGTAAGTATCAACAGAGGAGTTGAAAGCACTTGCAGACATTGGAGAGGCACCATAACCTTGAGGACCAAACTGTTTAAGTGAGTAATCTTTAGCTTGAGAGTTTACATAGTTCCAGTAAGCATCAACATCAAGTCCACTTGGTCCCATTACAGGATCAATGTTTTCTCCCATATCAGCCATACGCTGAGCACCATATTGTGCTGCATACTCGTTGGCGTTCCAAGGCATGATAGTGCTTTTAAGGGTAAACAATGCTGCCTTTGCAATAGCTTTTGGCTCACTAGCACCTTCAGCTAATTGATCTTGATAAATAAGATCCCGAGTATCTGCTGTGCGTTGTCTCCAAATACTTAGTGCTGAGATACCACGCATAATACCAGCGATTTCTTCAGCAGTAGCTTTCAAAGTTGGGGACCATTCAGTTCCACCAACAGCTTCCTTGATACTGTCGAAAGTAGCTTTGATTTGTGACCAATCTTCTTGGAGTTGATCCATCTTAGAGGCGCCGAGCCAGTCTGCAACTAAGCTGTCCCTTCCTTCCAATGCCCTTACAAAAGATTGTGGGAAAAGAAGCAACTTTGATGCGTCAATTGTGGCCTGATTAAAGCTTTCAGCAAGAGTCTTAACTAGTCCATTAGATTCATTCAAACCCGTCGAAAGAGTACGAAAGATCCGAGCAAAGCCTTCTTCAACACCGTTATTAGATGCTAATACAGCGATGTCAGAAATAGAATTTTGATAACGTTGTTGCTCAGCTTGAGAGGCTGTAGAGGCTGTGGTTAATGCTCCCCCTTGGTTTGCTCGTTCACTTGCAGCAGCACCAGCATAGGTGAGAATATCACTTTTAACTTTACCCTTCTCCATGTCAGCAAGGAGTTGTTGAATAGCTTCAGAGCCAGTCTTATTACCACCAATTTGTTTCTGGTAAGCTTGGGCAAAGAGGGCCGTGCCGCCCGGAAGTGCTTCGGCTATCTGCCCAGTAAGTTCCTCACTCATCAACTTACCTTTACCCGCTACTTGGGACAAGGCACGGAAGAGGCGATTCTGTGTAGTCTTATCAAGCTTATTTACACGAGCTAGTTCAGCAAATCCAGAGAAGACTTTCTGACTTTCTCCTAAACCAATGCCAGATCCGGTAAGACCGGAGATAAGTTTGTTGTAATCACCAGAAGCTTCTAGGTAATTAAAACCAATCCTGTTACCTTCACGACGCAAGTATTGGAAAGAATCTCTCCCTTCCCCAGCAGTTCCGCCAGCTTGTTGAACAACAGCTTGAGATTGCAGTTGGGCAGATACTACTTGCTGGTTTCTCTGGTTGAGCTGAGACAGACCGTATCCACCAGCACCAAGTGCTAACGCTGGACCAATAAAGTTAGAGTAGCCTAAACCGCCTCTTGATCCCCTAGTCGCAGCAGCCACACCCATTGCAGTTCCGGTAGCGTTAGCGTGTACATTGACCTTAGCAGCTTGACCGGCCATACCTACAGCTCTAGCGACATCTCGGTTCAATGCAGTTTGGTTAATGCTGAAGCGACTGACTTCGAAAACAGTTCGTGTACTGGCAACATCAAGTGCATTTCCAAGAACACGATTAAGCCTTGCTTGATCTACTGAGAAGTTCTCTAATTGTAGATTTAGCTTTAAATACTTTGCTGTCCTTTGACCAAAGAGCTTAAATCTGTTCTCTACACTATCAAGGGCTTTGTCTACTTTGCTGATGTCTTTCTTTGAGACTTCAAATCCAAGGCTCGCAAAATAACGTGAAATTTCCATTTACACCTCTATTTATTTCTTTTATTTAGCGATGATTTCGTCAGCATGTTCTTTAGCTATTGCGTCATAGACATCAAGCACTTCAAGAAAATCAAATAGCTGCGAGGTAGAATACTTGGTAGACATGTCAGCAACTAAATGTAGTCCGCCAAGTTTGTGCGTAGAGACTCTGTAAATTTCCCAAGGCTGGGAAAACTTCTCTTCAACTTCCCTTTTGAGTTTTGTTTTACTACTTCCCGCTTGACTTATTGCTGGTCGCCAGCGGGGTCGGTAAAAACATCTTCAAAGTTATAGTCAAGATAGGCTTTGTAGAGTTTACCCAAGTGCCCCATACGACGAGCAAAGATGATATCAAAGCTGGTATTACTAATTGCTTTGTTGTCTTTACTGATGTACTTGACAACAACTTCTTTCATAACGCTCAAGTCTGTCTTACCAGAATCAATAGATTCTTGGTGTTTCTCCATAAACTGTAACCCCGCTGTTGCAGGCATTGCCGTAACCAGATAGTCTTCACCATCTACAGTTAGTGTCTCCTGTGGGAGAGCTATTTGTTGTAAAATATTCGCCATTATTTTATCTCAGAATTAAATCAAATTAGATACATTATCTACAACCCTATTGGCTGCACTAAGTATGCTACTAAAAATGTTATCAACTTTACCATTACCACCAACATTATAAGTTGAAGTGGATTGAGCAAAGATAGTCCAAACACGATATTCAAAACTTCCTGAGTAAGCTACAACAGGATAGTCCACAATATAAGCTTCACTGCTGCCAAATACGCCAGTGCCACTAGCATCTTTCAGGGTAATTTCAAGTCGTCCAGTACCACGTTCAATATCTAAGGCATGGATCTGCGAGAAGACATCGTTCCCCATCGAAGTTTGAAGGAGAGGAATAGAGAAGGTTGCAGAAGTATCTGTGTTCCTCGCTCGTGTATTCTTTCCTCGGATGCCTCGGATTGGAACAAATGCAGGGGCACTCTTGGAGATAGATATCTTTTCCCAACCTGTTATTGTATAACCGCCAATAACCAAAGTAACTTCTTTAGGGCTGTATGTAAAAAGAGAAGACATTTACAACTCCTATAGTAGTCCACTTAGTGATGGGAGGGCAGACAAAGCAATGTTTACGATATCATTAAGAATATCTGAAGGCTCTTCATTACCACCAACGTTAGTAATTGCATAAGCGGATTTGAAAACCCAAGTACGGCCATCAATTCCATTACTTTTTACAATTGAAGGGGGTTGTTCAATCCATGTCGTAGTGGAGAAGAATAGATCAGAGCCACTACCATCCCGGATAAGAAGGGGGAATTTTCCCCGATTAGAAATCTCATCCAATTGCCAAAGCTTAGTCAGAACATCGTTAGAGCTACTGCCATTGTGTAGAGTCAAACGGATAGTATAAGTTTGATCTTCATTGTGAAGTCTTGCTGTGGTGCCATCTGGAGTTGTGATGGATTGGAAGGGAATCTTATCTTTTTCAATATTGATAAATGTCCCTGCAACATATCCTTCCACCGGAAGAACACCTGCCACTAAACACATTACTGATTCAGGAATGTAATTAAAAAGAGTTGTCATACTATTCCTTGAAATAAATAGGCCGCATTACACGGCCTTATATTTAACCATTAATCTGCCAGCGAGCATCAACAGTATGCCCAGTTGCTTCAATAGCTGCAACGAGGTCATCACCCATTGGTGCGTTACCACCAACAAAGTTATCACTATTGAACATAAACAGTGACCACACACGAGTTTCTGTGGTGTTGGAAAATGTTACATCTGGAGTAGAAGCAATGATTGTTTGGTCAGAGAAGAATAGTGTTTGACCACTAACGTCCTTAATTGTGCAGTTTACAACCCAAGTATTACCATCATCATCTTCATCTGCTTTCTGTAAAGATTGTAGGACAGAGTTAGAAGGAGCATATTGATGCAAAGTAATACCAACATTCATGGAGCGGTTACGACGCTTCACCCTCCCACCACTCAGGTCACTCCCGATATACGGTTCTGAGGCTGGGACCAATCTAGTGGCATTAATGAAACTACCATCAGCAAAACCTGTCACGCGATGAACAAAATCACCTTTTGACAGGATTACTGTCACACTTTCTGGCAAGTAATTGCCAATAACTGTATCAGACATTATTAATTAATCCTTATAAATCAAAAGGTTAGACGCTGAGGAAGCCGTTGATCTGGACGCGGCGGATACTTCCTGCCAGCCGAGCACGGAACACAAACACACCAGCAGTACGTTGAGCACGCAAGTTTTCGGGGATACTCAGTACATCAGGGGTTGTCACGGTCCAACCACGATCAATAAGACCATTGGTTTCAGCTTGAGCAAGAACAGCACGAATTTCATTCTCGATCATCAACAGACCTGGATTTGTCATCGGGATTTTCAAGGTGTTGATCATTCGGAAATAGATGCCTTCTTGAAGACGAGCATAAATCCAGTCGAGGCCAATAATTTCGTCGATAGGCGAACCACCAAAGGTATCACCGTCTTGGAAGATATCTACACCAGCAACACGAGTGTACATGTTACTATTTTTATTGCGGAGATTCACACGAGCGGTGTCATTCAGCATGGAACGGGTAACACCAACAGCACGCTTCTTGTCCCAATCATTACTACCCGGAGTGTAGGCAAGTTGAGCACCAATCCAAGCAGCCTCTGGATATTCAGTGTCAGCAGTTGGGAGGTAAATACCAAAGGTACGGTCGGCAGTTTTAGCATTCAGCTTGTATGCAATGTCAGTGGTGCCTGTAGTGATAGCGGTAGCATCAGAATACGAAGTACCGAAAATCTTACGACGAGCATTGATAGCGTCACTCAAAGCTTCTACGTCAGCAGCAACATGAGTGGAAGTTACCAGAGCATACCAAGTATCGTTCTCATCACTTACAGCAGTCAGGGCATCAACCCAAGTCTCAGTGACAGTATTCACACCGACAAGATTAGCTGATGCAATAACACTCCAAGGGGTGCCGAGTACGGTGGTAGTCAAAATCAGTGTAGTAGTACCAGAAACAGTAATACCTGTTGGGCTACCAATAGCTGCTTTAAGACCGGTTACAATAGTAGTAGCGGTAGCAGATACACCAGAGGTAAACGAGTAAAGAGTACCGTTCAAGGTAACACTGTACAAAGTGTTGTCCGCAACAGTAGGAGTATAGGTTACAGTATCAACTTGACGACGACCAACAACAATCGAAGGTGGGGTTGCGCCTACAGTCGATTGACCGAAAAGCTTTTCAGCAATTTCGTGTACAGCACTTCCATCAGCAAAATCATCTTCAACAGCATCCATGTCAGTGTAGACTCGGGTACGTTCAGAGAAGTTGGTGAAGGTTGCAAGTACAAGAGGAATTTGGAAAGAGGCAGTATCAACAGGCGTAGAGCCCCGCGTCAAAACAATTTGTACGATCTGGTCAAGTTCCAAGGTTATCGCTCCTGAATTTCATAAGTGTATTCATAATTTTGGACTCCTTTTGAAATCCGGTTTTTAATTGTAGTAAGAGGAATTTCATGAAATTCCGAAGCTTCTTCAAGGGAAGTAAAGGCTTCACCTAAAACAAAATACTTTCTGACTATTTTGTTTTTAGATTTTTTATCATTCTGTTCAACATACCCTCTTAAGACTCTTTGTCTTGCGGATTCAGGAGTTATGTCGAAAAGATCAGAAACAACGAATAAGTCTGGGAACCAGAATCCCTTAAAATAGTTAGGAACTCTTAGGGCAGTTGAATTCGATTTTCTTGGTACAAGATAGGGATAATCACCAAGCGTCCCATCCTGCCTTCTTTTCTCATAAACATTCGGTGAAATGTTTGTTGAAGAAATTGCAGTTCTTTTATTTGGAAACCAAAAACCTGAAACGTAGATTGGTGAATCATCGGACCGGGATCTAACTTTACCACCAGCACCACCTATGCCTCCGGGTAAAATATTATATCCATCGACCATAGTATTATATAAAGCAATTGTTTTAACTTCTAGATCATAGATATAATCTTTAGAGCCTATACAAATAACTTCAAAATTAAAATTATCTGGTCCATATTTATTAACAGCTTTTCTTATAACAGAATTCTTATTTTGATTCTTGTTATAGAGGTGTTGTTTCATTCTGGATTTAGGATTATCAGTAACCCCAATGTAAAGTTTACCATTCACAAGATTAGTTATCTTATATAAATAATGTACATTTTCTTGCAAAATAAAAACCCTCTACGGAATTACAACACCCTCAGGAATTGTGAAAACTCCTGTCTGTTCTGAATCCACAATCACAGATTCAATCCAATCAACTGCTTGTTCAGTATTGACAATGTAGTTGAATGTTACATCCATATTGTGGTATTCAACCCACTTAGTATCTCGTTTCTGTGGTGCTCTGCGTATCTGACTCTTACGCATCAGTCCAAGCTTATTCCTAGAAATAGCTTCCAGAGAGAGCGGGTTATTATTAATTCTTTGTGTAAAGCTTTGAGCCATATCACCAGATAGACCACCAATAAAACTGAACTGCACAAGAATCTCGAAAGCCTCTTGTACTAGCAGATCAAAACTTGTAGTTGTCTGTGTTGATGTGCTTGCATGTCCTTGCTGTTCAATACTAAGAATATTTACGACAACATAGCTCTCAGCAGGTTCGGTTCCGTTTGAGTTGCTAAAAATCACAGGAGTGGCTGGATATTCTGAAAGTGCTGCAAGAGCACTAAGTCTGATTGCTTTTCGGACATCTGAGTAGATTGCCATATTTTGATGTCCTTAGTTTGGTGTGAGAGATTCACGAGCACAGAAAGCACGCCAATGGTCTAGAATGCCCATCTTGTAACGCCTTACTCTCATCACTCGGTAA